CTAATGGACTTACCTATTAACGACAAAGAACTTGCAACAATCGTAAGTTCATTAAGACTCGGTGGTGATACTTCGTTGTATCAAAAATTAAATACCGTTAAAAGTGTTCGGGATGCCGAACCTGATGGACCCTACAAAAAAACCTTACGCAAACAATACGGGATGGTAATCTGATGGAAGATCTAATTAAAGTTGAGTATTATTTTAAAGAGCATCCAAATACAACTCTTTCTGTATTTTTGAAAACACAGGAGCAGGTGGATGCTTATAAGTCTAAACACCCCAATTATGTTTATGTCAAAGAGAGTAATTAAATTATGGATTTTTTAAAAGATATTGTAAAAGAGATTGGTGGAGAATACACACAACTTGCATCAGAAATTGATGAAACTGAAACATATGTGGATACTGGCAGCTACATTTTTAACGCTCTTGTATCTGGTAGCATCTTTGGTGGTGTTTCTGGGAACAAGATTACTGCAATCGCAGGGGAAACTTCTACTGGAAAGACTTTCTTCAGTCTTGCCGTCGTTAAGAATTTCCTTGATAATAATCCTACTGGATACTGTTTGTATTTTGATACTGAAGCAGCAATCACAAAATCCCTTTTGGAAGGCAGGGGAATTGACACAACTCGCCTGGTGGTTGTCAATGTAGTCACGATTGAAGATTTCCGTAATAAGACTCTGAAGGCAGTTGATTTATATCTCAAAAAACCAAAGAGTGAAAGGAGTCCTTGTATATTCGTATTAGATTCTTTGGGTATGCTCTCTACAAATAAAGAAATCACAGATACACTTGCCGAGAAGGATACTCGTGATATGACTAAGGCACAACTGATTAAGGGCGCCTTTAGAATGTTGACTCTTAAATTGGGTCAGGCAAAAATACCAATGCTCGTGACAAATCACACCTATGAAAGTATGAGTCTTTATGGTGGTAAGCAAATGTCAGGTGGATCTGGATTGATGTATTCATCATCAACAATCATATATCTTTCTAAGTCAAAAGAAAAAGATGGAACAGAAGTTGTAGGAAATATTATTCGGGCAACAACAAAAAAATCTAGATTGAGTAAAGAAAATAAACAAGTTGAAATTAGATTATTTTATGATGAACGTGGTCTTGATAAGCATTATGGTCTTCTTGAACTTGGTGAAATTGGGGGAATGTGGAAGAACACTGCAGGACGTTATGAGATGGATGGTAAAAAAATCTATGCAAAACAAATCTTAGCAAATCCCGAAGAATACTTCACCGAAGAAGTAATGCAAAAACTTAATGTTATTGCTAAAGGTGAATTTAGTTATGGTGCATGAAAAATATTCGTATTATAAAAACCAAAGTTGATGTATCCAAAATACTAGAACAACTTAAACAATATCCAGAGGATTGGGGTTCTCAAAAGAATCTTAAAGACACTGAACAATTGGACCCTACAGAATACACTGTAACTGTGGATGTCTTACAACTTATAATGGGTGGAGTCGAAACAGAAGACCAGTATGTTGGTAATACTGAAATTTGTATTCAAACTCCGGCATATGAGAAGCACACTGAGATTCTTAATTACTTGGGAAAGTATTTTAAGAAACTCCGTCGTTGTGGGTTTCTAGCACTTCCTGTCGGTGAAATGGTAGGTTCTCATATTGATGAGGGAACTTATTATCTTACAAAAGATAGATATCACCTTTCCATTCAGGGAAAATACAAGTATACTGTTGGTGAGGAAACATTAATTATTGAACCAGGAACACTCTTTTGGTTCAATAATAAACTTCCACACAAGGCAGTGAATATTGGAGACAACGTTAGAATTACCTTTGTATTTGACGTACCGCATCACAAACGAAATCTTTAATTGAAATAATGGAACGACTTGAACTTACTATTCTCCGAAACCTTGTATATAATGAAGACTACTCTAGAAAAGTTATACCTTTTATACAACCCGAATATTTTGAGCAAAGGTCTGAAAGAGTAGTCTTTGAGGAAATCGTTCAGTTTATTATTAAGTATAATTCTGCTATTACCAAAGAAGCACTTGGTATTGAGATTGAGAATCGAACTGATTTAACTGAGACTGATGTTAAAGATATTCGTGAAATCTGCACATCACTCAATGATTCTGTAGCGGAGAAACAATGGTTGCTAGATACTACTGAGAAGTGGTGTCGTGACCGAGCAATTTACCTTGCTCTGATGGAATCAATTCATATTGCTGATGGTAATGATGGAAATAAGAATAGGGACGCAATTCCTGGTATTCTTTCCGATGCCTTAGCAGTATCATTTGATAATAACATTGGACACGACTATCTTCAGAATTATGAGGAGCGTTATGATTTCTACCACAGAAAAGAAGATAAAATTGAGTTTGATCTGGAATATTTCAACAAAATCACAAAAGGTGGTCTCCCTAATAAGACTCTCAATATTGCTCTTGCTGGTACGGGAGTCGGCAAATCCCTCTTTATGTGTCATGTTGCTAGTTCCGCGTTGTTACAGGGTAGGAACGTACTCTACATCACTCTTGAGATGGCGGAAGAGCGAATTGCAGAAAGAATTGATGCAAACCTTCTCAATGTTCCGATTCAACAATTGGTTGATCTCCCACGTTCAACATTCGAGAACAAAGTAACAAGTCTCTCAAAAAAGACTCAAGGAACTCTAATCATTAAAGAGTATCCTACTGCTTCGGCACACTCAGGACATTTCAAGGCACTTTTAAATGAACTTGCTCTTAAGAAATCATTCCGACCTGATATTATTTTCATTGACTACCTTAATATTTGTGCTTCCAGTAGGCATAAACCAAATGGTTCTGCAAATTCTTATTCGTATATTAAATCAATTGCAGAAGAACTTCGTGGATTGGCAGTTGAATTCCGTGTCCCAATTGTTTCCGCTACCCAGACTACTCGTAGTGGTTATGGGAACTCTGATGTTGAACTTACTGATACTTCTGAATCCTTTGGTCTCCCTGCTACTGCTGATCTTATGTTTGCCCTTATTTCTACCGAAGAGTTAGAAGGATTGGGGCAGATTATGGTTAAGCAATTGAAGAATCGTTATAATGACCCAACAGTATTCAAACGTTTTGTGGTCGGTATTGATAGGGCAAAGATGAGACTTTATGATGTAGAGCAATCTGCTCAGAAAGACATACTTGACAGTGGTCAGCAATCCGAGTATAATGATGAAGATCAGAAACCTAAAAAATCATTCGAAGGATTTAAGTTTTAAATATGGCAACTATTGAACCTAATAAGTATATTGAATTTGTTCGTCAAACCACTAGTCCGGCAAGTAGTGAATACTCAAAACTTGTTGAACGTTTGAATGAACTGGAAGGACAAGGTGCTGATGTTTCTCGTCTGATGACTGCTGCATTTGGTATGAGTGCCGAGGCAGGTGAATTTACCGAAGTAGTCAAAAAGATTTTTCTTCAAGGAAAACCTTATACTGAAGAGAATATCTTTCATATGAAGCGTGAACTTGGGGACCTGTGTTGGTATCTCGCACAAGCTTGTATCGCACTGGATATTACATTTGAGCAAGTTCTTGAAATGAACTATGAGAAACTGAGTGCTCGTTATCCGGCTGGTGCTTTTGATGTTTATCGTTCTGAAAACAGGGAAGATGGTGATGTGTAAAAATTACACATAAATAAACGACCCTTCGGGGTTCTCGGGGAATTAGCACAGTTGGTAGTGCGCCTGCTTTGCAAGCAGGAAGTCAGGAGTTCGAGTCTCCTATTCTCCATTCTAAATACTTAAAAAAGTATTATGGGGAAAATAGTTACAGGTAGTAGTAGTGATCCAGATTACTACGATCTTTGGCAAAAATCTGGTATGCAAGGATATTTTAAACCAGGTGGAGGTGGATTTGCTTATGAAGATAGTTTGTATAGAAAGATGAAAGAATTGGGATTGGTTCCCAATGGATTTGCTCCAGCTGGATCTGCGAATGATTTGCCAGATTTAAAGTTTTTAGCATCTGATGTTACTGCTAGAGTAATAACAGCATCAACTATTCCGGGGAGAATCCGAGAATATAAGTGTGAAATAAAATTAAATGCTCAAGCAGATTTTGGGCAAAGTGGATTAAAATATACAAATGGTAAGTGGTATTTGGATGGATCTAGTAGTGCAGAAGCAATAGTAATGCGGAGTTTACTTCAAAATATGGAAGTTCCTCAAAAAGTAAATGCAAATTGGGGCCCTCTTGGTGTTCCAAGAAAGTTTGACCCCAAAGTAAAGGTTAAAACTGGGAGTAATATGGATCCTAGAGATTATATGTTTGATAGGGAAACTTTTAAAGATATTATGCTAACAGGAACTGATGCCCCCCAAACTAGATCTCTTGCTCGATATTATGGGTCAAAACAAACTCACTACATTCAGATTGGTGGATATGGATTGTATTATATGCAGAGTGATCCAGCTAATTTAAAAAAGCATGGTGTAAAGAGATTTGATGGAACATTAAAATTAAGAATTAGAAGAAAGGCTGGTGGTAGTAGTAGAGAGCCTTGGAACTATAGATTTTCAACGGCTCTTCTAATTGATAGTCCACCATCAGTATCGAGATTTAGCTTCGATCAAGCATCTGAGGATATTTTAATAGCACTTGATCCTATGGGAGTAATTTCCAAAAAAAGAAGATAATATGATTAACCTATACATAAAAAGTCTAATGCAAAATTTTAAAAAGGGTGACTTTAAAGATTTTGTTTCTTATGTCTACTTTACAATAGATAATAAGATTAACTCAACTAAGAAGGAATCTATAAAGAATAAATATATAAAGATTAGACAAAGTGCTATAAGATACATTGTTGCTAATGAAAAGGCAATAATTTCTGAAATTTGTAGGAATCAAAGAAATAAGTAATGAAAAGTTTTTTCCAGTTTTTAATCGAAGCAGGAACCGCAACACAACAGGCAGCCCGTCTGGGACTTGTTGGTGATGGGCACGGTGGATGGTATGATAAAACCAGTGGAGAGTTTGTAGCAAAGACTGAAAGGGGAACTCTTAAGTTTTATAATAAACGTGAAAAAATTGGTCAGCAAGACTCACCACAGACTGAAAAGGAAAAGAACCTCTCTCGGGGCACTCAGGCAGCCCCTGCTCCACAAGAACCGGTTCAGCAGCAAGCACCTGCCCCAGAGCAGCAACCAGCAGCACAAGAACCTCAGCAACCCGTTGCCACCCCCCCACCAGTACCCAAAACAAAGGGCACTCTCACAATTGCCTTTGGTCGTTTTAATCCCCCTACTATTGGGCACCAGCAACTTATGGATACTGCTGCTGCGGCATCGCAGGCAGATGGTGGTGACTATGTAATCTATCCATCAAGAAGTCAGGATAAGAAAAAGAATCCTCTTGACGCTGATACAAAGATTTCATATATGCGAAGAATGTTTCCTGGACATAGTGAAAAAATTGCAAATGATGCTAATAATAAAACCATTTTTGATGTATTAAAAAAAGCACACAATGATGGATATACGAATGTTAGAATTGTTGGTGGTTCTGATAGGGTAAAGGAATTTGAAAAACTATCCAATAACTACAATGGTCAGTTATATGCTTTTGATAATATCGAAGTAGTTTCTGCCGGAGAACGTGACCCTGATGCAAAAGGTGTCGAAGGAATGTCTGCATCAAGAATGAGACTTGCCGCTGCCGAAGGAGATTTCCGTAAGTTTAGAGAAGGTCTTCCAACAGACTTTAAACGCAAAGATGCCCAAGAATTATTTGATAATGTTCGTACTTCTATGAATATCAAAGAAGGATGGAATCTCTGGGAGATTGCACCTAAGTTTGATTGGACTAATCTTCGTGAGAATTATATTGCCGATAGNATTTTTCAAATCGGTTCTTTGGTAGAAAACCTNAATACTGGACTGGTTGGTAGAATTATTCGTAGAGGAACGAACTATCTTATTTGCGTCACAGAAGATCATATTATGTTCAAGTCTTGGATTAAAGATGTGACTGAAGCATATGCTGAGAAGAAAATGTCTAGTAAAATGAGAACTCCCGGAAAACCAAATACTTTGGTTGGAACTGATGGGTATAAGAAGTACGTTGAGGATATGACTCCCGGACATAGTTGGGGAATAGAATTCATAAATAAGTATAGGAAAAAGTAAGTTTAAACAAATCTCCCAATGAAAAATAACATTTTTGAGGAACTTCCTGCAAGAAAGTCTGCTCCTGCTCCTGCTAGTGGTTCTAAAGGTAAAGAGGGTAAAGGTCCTAATGATCCTAAGGCAAATATCGAAAAGCGTGTTCGTCAAGCAGTCTATGATATTCGATATCGTGCTAGAAGAGAGGGTGTCGATATCAAACAAGCATTCTCACAATATATGCAAAATAGTTCATTGAACCCACAGGAAAGAACTGCTGTGAAGGCAAAGGTATTTCCAAAGGGTGGTGGTGCGGTAAGGGAAGATTTCCAAATTGAAGCACTAGCAACTAATACAATTACAAGTGCTTTCGCTAAAGTATTTTTTGAGGGCGTTGAGAAAGAAGTGGAATCTATTGAACTTGATTATCTTGAAGAATTGAATGCAACTGAAGATAGGAAGTACAAGATAAGAGTTTCCGATAAAAACTCTGGTCGTTCATATGTTCGTTATGCTACTCGTGAAAAGATTTCTCAGTTAAGAGCAAATCCTAATATCTCTTCCGTTGAGATGACTGAGTATGGTGAGCCTTACGAAGGTGAAAGAAATAGGGGAGAGCAAACTGCTAAAACTAAGGCAGGTAAGGATTATGATGGTGATGGAAAAGTTGAAAGTGGTGCTAAGGAACACGCAGGTTCGGTTCATAATGCGATTCAACGTAAGAAGGGTGGAACTGCCGATGGTAAGGATACCTCAAGTGTTAAAGAAGATTATGTTGATGAGGCAGTAAAGGGACAAGATGCTGATTTGCGTAGAGCAGCTTCTTCAGAAAGACGAATCGAAAAAGCAGCACATTTAAAGTGGAAAAATTCTCCACCTGGTGCTACAAAAAAACCAAGATTTAGTTCAGTTCCTCATACTAAAACTAAATCCTCTGACTATGCCAATCAACAATCACAACAAATTTCTTGGCATGATAAAAAGACCAAAGGAAAATTTATTCATGGGATGGCAACAAATGAAGAATATCTTGGTGAAGTAAGTGATAAGGATGGAAATAATAAAAAAATTGATGTAATGAAAGGTAAAAATAAAGTTGTTGTAAATCCACCTTCGGCAACTCTTGTTTCCCATAACAAACTGAAAGGTGATGTAATTGCCGAAAAGGCACCTCCCGGAGCAAAGTTTGAGAGAATGGTCAAGCACATTAAATCCGGATATGCTAAGGGTGGTGTGAGTGATAGCGAAAAGTCAATTGCTTATGCAACTGCTTGGAAGGCAAAAAATAAAGAAACTCAAAAAGAAGAAACGGAATGTGGTACTGAATCTAAAAAGAAAGGTGAAAAAGAAACAGACCCACGTTCAATTCCTACATCCACAAACCTTGTTAAGAATAAATTAAGAGCAATGGGTCTTAAAATGTCTTATGAACCAGAAGGTAGTCAAATTTTTGAAAAAACATTACCAGAAAAACCAAAGAAACGTCTCAATGCAAATACACGCAATTCGGAATATGCAAATCCACAAACTGATACTAATAGACTTTCTGGTAGTGGTGGATCTCGTGTAAGAACAACTGATAAAGATTGGGATGAGTGAGTATAGTTAAAATTAGGTAAAATGACTAAATAATATAGGAACATTTCACCCGAGGTTATTATGTCAGCATTAATCGCATGGGCATTTGCTAATCAAGCACTTATCGCAACTGTACTTTTTGCAGTTTCTGAAGCACTTGGAGCAAATCCAAAAATCAAAGCAAACGGTCTTCTTTCGCTCGTTCTTTTACAAGTTCAAGGACAACTAAAAGCAAAAGGCGCAAAAGATATTACACCTTGAGTTTTTAACTCTAAATTATAAAGGGGACCAAAATTCAAGGTCTCCTTTTTTTTATAAATATCAATAGAAAAGAATTATAGGTAACTCACATGTCACTTTGGGGCATTTCAACAAACGCTGAGACTGCTGCTAATAATTATGCTGTTCCCAAGTATTTGGGTAAGTATTCTGCTGCTACAGATCTTTTTGAAGCAACTGATAGAAATAGAAGTCCTTATAATTGTTTTGCTGATAATCGTGGATGGATTCAGAGACATTATAAGTCTGTACATCACTCTGGAATTTCCACTCGTTATTGGGATTCTATTTTAGTTCCTGTTGTTGGTTTGAATACCGCAGGTGCCGGAACAAGTACAACCGGATTGGGACAAGCAACTCCAATTGCAGTTTTCTTTGAAGATCCAAACTTTGCTTCACCAATTAGCATCGGTGCTGGTGGAACAACTGGAATCTCAACAAATACTACTGGTTATGTTCATTTAGTTTGGAACGAAGCAGTTTATTGTTCCGCTGGAGCAACAGTTTTGATTACTCCTTCTACTGGTTCCAATATTGTTGCTACTGCTAATTCTACTGGAGTTCCAGTTCAACTTAATGTTCCTGGAATTGGACAAACTATAATTACCTTTAATGGACAAGTAACCAACAGAGTTGCTTTTGCATTTACTGCACCTTCAACTGGTATTGGAACTGTTTTAAGAATTGCTACTGGAAATGGTGTTGTCGGAACAATTACCGATTTCTCTGGTGGTGCAGCAGTAAATAAAGTTATTAATCAACTTGTGAAGAACATCGCTGGTGCCGGAACAACTTCTGGAGTTGGTATTGGTACAACCACTCTGACAATTAACGCATGATATGAGATTTGATGAATTGAACGAAAATAACTACATGTTATTTGCTATAAAATTTTACGATAATCCCCAGGCAGTCACCAAAGACGATTTTGAGGATGATCTAAAAAGAATAAAGTATGTGAAACGGTTATTGAAGAGATATAAAAATACTGGGGTGCTTAAGACACATTTAATTCTTAATCACCTCACTGTGTTATTCAATGTTTTTGATGATGCTGCAGTCCCTCTTCTATTTTTTAATTTAGAAAGAGATCTTTGGTCTTATATCAAAAGTTTTCTAATATTCTTAAATAGACTTCCAGAATATCCAAAAACTGAAATTAATACGATAGAAGAAGACTTTGAGTGTCTAAAACAATTGCAATCGATCTAATGGAAAGCAAGATAGATATGATTATTAATATTATTAGATCTCTTAGAGAAGAGGGTATGGTAACTGGTGTTCCTACCAATAGTCTTGCTGGTGGAAAAATTGCTGGTACGGTGGAAGCGGGTGATAATCCCCCAGTAAAAAAGAAGAATAAATACATTTATGGAACGGGATTCCGTAAAAATTGGTTGCAAAAAAGAAATCCACCCCAACAATAAATCAAATGTACACTCCCCCTCAAGCCCAAACAATTGAAACAAAAGTAGCAATTCTTGAGGAGAAGATTCATACTACTGATCAATTGATGCAACGAATTGACAGTGCTATTGAAAAGTTGAGTGAAGTAAATTCAAATGTGACTAAAATGCTTATACTCCATGAAGAAAAAATTAATAATAATGAAAAAACAGACGGAATACTTTTTTCAAAAATTGATCAATTAGAAGATAAAATTGATAGGGATCATACTGCAGTATTAGCAAAGTTGCAGGGATTGGAAAAGAAAGTTTGGGTAGGTATTGGGGTTCTAGCAGCAATAAGTTTTACAATTAATAATTCGGGATTAGTCACTCGCGTCTTGACACCGGAACATGATAATGGTACAATAGAGAGACTGAAATAAGTACCCTTCATAATGGATTTGATTGATTCCAAGTATATTGGGTTAGTATCATCTCGTCTTCAAAAATTCAAAAGGGTTAAATCGGATTTGTACACATTCCGTTGTCCCCTTTGTGGAGACTCCCAGAAGAACAAAAACAAGACAAGGGGATACATTTACCCAGTCAAGAATAACACAAACTTCAAGTGTCACAACTGCGGAGCAAGTTTGTCTTTTAATAACTTTCTCAAACAGATAGATCCAACTCTTCATAAGCAATATACTCTTGAAAAGTTTAAGGAAGGGCATACTGGTAAAAACTTTGTGGTTGAAGAACCTAAGTTTGAGTTTAAAAACCCCATTTTTAAGAAAAAATTAGATTTACCAAAAGCATCTGATAATCCGATTGCTAAACTCTATCTTGAAAAGAGACTTCTAAATCCTGATAAGTTTTACTTTGCTAACA